AGCACAGTGCCATCCACGTTGGAGACACCGCCACCAATTTCGCTTGCGGCGATAACGTGACCACCAGTACCTACGAAAACGTAGTAAGTACCAACGTCAGTTGCGGTAAGGGCTGTCGTAACAGGCAGGACATCGAGCGGCGAAGTACCAACAACCGTCGCACCCTTCTCAACCACCGTACCCTTGAACGAACGCGACTGCGCGATCAGTGTGCGGATGTTGGTCTCGCTGTAGATCGTGTTCCAGTTGCCAGCACCGTCGACAATCTTGATCTCTTTGGCGTTGTTCTCGACCGTATACTGCGCGGTGCCAAGCGGCTGGGGCGTAGTGATAAGGTTGGGATCGGCATCTGCAACCAACGCCTTGACTAAGCCGCCTGCGCCAGATGCGCTCAGTTCACGCGCAAACTTTGTCCAAACAGTACCGTCGTAGTAGTAAACGCCGTTGAACTTTCCGTCGTTACCAGCGCCGTTTTCAATAACCGCAAACACGCCTGCGCGAGGGGCAGAGCCCGCAAGCGTAGCGTATTTAGCAAGCAAGATTTGTTCAGCCGTTTGGCCAGCAGTGCCAGCAGCAGACACGGCAGTTGCCGCGAAATGCTTAATTACTGCCGCTGCATTATTGTCTTGACTTTCCCATTTCTTGGTAACAGCGTTCCAAGCGATGACTTGATTTGCTGTTGGTGACACCGCAACAACGTCAAGCAGATCATCAAGCGTCTGGGGGACGCCGTTGCTTAGATCAACAATGCGCGACCAGTTTCCTGAATAGCGATAGATGCCAGCTTTTGAGTTGTCCGATGCAGTCTTGTCATAGCCGACAAACACAAGGTCTCCAGCAACAGGAAGCCTGCCGCCAGCAAACATTGAGTCTATCCGCGCACCATCGCTTGCGCCTGTCAAAGCAAGAAATTGAGTTGTTGAAATAGAAGCTTTTGAAATGTTGCCGCCGTTTGTATCGACATAATCCTTAGTGGCAGCATCGCGGCCCGAAACTGGGGTCTTAAGGTTTGTGATGCTGAAATTATTCATGTTCAGGTCGGACAGAACTGTGGTTGGCCAACCGCCGCCAAGGCCACCGCCACCGCCACCGCCGCCACCCCCAAGCGCAGTGGACACCTCAAACATCTGCGCCCATGCTTCCTTGTCTGCAAGGTTAGCGCTTGTTTTCTTCAGAGCTAAGTACAGGCCCGCAGGATGGCGAACAACGTCACCCTTAGCGTATGTCTTGCCAATCTTGTAAGTGCCTTCGAAGCGTTTGATCTCCTGATGCACATCAACAACTTCAGCAGCAGCCATGTCCGCGAAGATGTCTTTATACTCAATCATGATAAATTCAGCAACGCGCTCAATCATTGGCAGATTGTATGACTTGCCACTTGTCATCTCAAAGACAACGCCATCATTCGAAAGCGCAACCTTCTCTACGCCTTCGCCTTGACGGCCTGTTCGACCGCGCCCACCGCGCAAGTCTATCTCAGACCATGTTTCACCGTCGAAAGTTTTGAGGAACGTGCCTTCCATGTAGAAATCGCCAGCCAGTTGCTTTTCGCAAGGTTCGCAATATCCAGCCGGAAGGTCTGAGCGAATTTCCTTTATTGCGCCATCAGACAAGCGAATTTCACTCACGACCTCGCGGGATTTTACATCTGTATAACTGACAATTTCATCAATGCCTGTCAGGATTGATTTGTAAGAATGCGGATCCCTATCAGGCGAACCAATGGTTTTGCGTGTGGTCTGGAAAAGACCGCCGCGCCAATAGACAACCTCGTTCTTGTCTAGCTTTTCATTCTCGTCAATATTGCGCGGCGCGACAATAAAGCGGTCTTGGCCATCTTCACCACGTTCGCCGGGTGAGCCAATAAGCGACTTCTTAAATTCTTCGTCGGCCTTTAAGATTTCAGCAGCAACGGCGGGGTCCGCAGCTTCACCCTGATCACCCTTGAGCGACTTCTTAAATTCTTCGTCGGCCTTCAAAATGTCGGCAGCAACAGCAGGATCTGCATCTTTACCATCAGCGCCAATAAGTGACTTCTTAAATTCTTCGTCAGCTTTTAAAAGCTCGGCGGCAATAGCAGGATCGGCGGCCTCACCGCGCTCACCCTTGAGTGTCTCAACGAAATCGTTGTCAGACAGAATTAGCTCTTTGACCAAAAGCGGGTCAGCATCTAGCCCATCTTTAGGCACAGGCAGTGATTCAATAAGCTTTTCGATTTCAGCCTTAGCTTCATCAATCATCTTGTTGGTGGCGGTCTTCTCTTCTTTCAGAATTTGGCCGATAGCCTCAAAGATCACTTTTTCTGTCATGCGCTCATTGCCTTCTTAATTTCTGCCAATGCGTAGATTTTTACCTGTTCAGGGTCGGGATCTGGCGGCGGGGCCGCTGGCTCTGGCGCAGTTTCGTTTAGTTCGGGGCGATAGCCAAGCGGAACAACTTGCTGCTGCCCATAAATTGTCTCGCCGTTTGGTACCGCCGCCAAGCCCAAACGTGAACGCGCCTCATTAGGCGTGAACAAGCTGCCATTGATGCCAGCAACAACCGCGTCAACATGGCCCTTGAAATCGGTCCGCATTAGGCTGTCCGTCGAAAACTCTGTAAAGTTGCTTGGGCCAAGCTTGAAGAACTTGTCAAAGCACAGCTCGATATGCTCGATCATGAAGCCCAAGCCAGTTGCAAGCCACTGCGAGACAAGTGTTTCGGCATTGTTATAGGTTGCAGTCTGATCACCAAGAAGCGCTGGGGGTACGCGGAAGGCTTGCATGATAGTCTCTTTGCCCATGTTGAATGCTTGGATAAGCTGAGCGTCCTGCGATGTCATGGTCATCGGAGTCCACTTCATCCCTGCATTCAATATCGGAACTTGCCCAGAGTTCAAGCCCTTGCTTTGATTGTTCCAAGCCTGCCGCAGAGAAGCCATCTGCTCTTTGCTAAGTGGGCGCTCACTGTCTACCGAAATGACGCCGGACGGTCGCGCCTGGTTGTTAAAGAATGCCGCAGCAGTTTGGCTTATGGCGTTGTTTGCCGCCAAGGTTGCCGCAAGGTTTTCAAGCGGGCTGACACCAATCAAAGGGTTCCCGTGGCGCGAGTAAAGCTTAACATGAAGCACATCACGCGCCGGAATAAGCATGGTTAGGTTGTTGTAATCTGCGACCATCTCATTGCTGGACAGGCCATAGAAAACAGCCTTGCTCTCAGGCTCGATATAAACTTGAACACCGCGCGAAGGCGTAATGTGTAAGCTAGTAACCTCGCCGCGTTCGTTCCGCGTTGCCAGTGCGTAGGCGTTACCTGTGTAAAGTAGGTCGCGAACCAAGTTTAGCATGAAATCGGAGCGCGTCTGATACTCGTTTGGGTTCCGTAAGACGCGGCTTAAAGCTGAAGATGTGACAATTGTCTTGCCGCCGTTTGGTTCTTCGCGAACGTGATTGCCCCAAAGGGACGCAATGGTTTGAGCATATGCGTCAATGCAGGATGCAACGATTGCGTTGGTGCCGCCTTGGATCGGATCGAGACCCTGCTGCCACCAGTTCCACGCATTGTCGCCCCACTCAGTAGGTAAATAACCTCCCGTGACAGGGAGGTGGTAAGCTGTGCCGCCAAAGCCAAGGCTCTTTCTGACGCGGCTAAAAAAGCCCTGCTTTTCATCGGCCATCGTTTATGCCTTCATTTTTGGGGGCGCAGCTTTTATCACTTTATTGACTTCAGGGGTGACTTCAACCTCAGGGGTGACTTCAACCTTGGGGGTGATAGCCTTTGGTTTTTTGGTCTGCATCATCTTGTTCTGATAGAACGGACGCGCAAACATACGCTCTAGTCCTTCAAGATGCGCTCCATCGTGTTTGGATAGATCAATGGCCTTGCCTTCAGAAACCATCTTTTGCCCAACAGAGGTTGGGACTTCTTTAAGTTGCTTGCCGTCCCAGATAATCATGACGCTCTCCTAATGGGTAAATGGGGCGACCGAAGCCGCCCCACCTTAATTTACCATGCAACGCCGCTGATAGCAGCAACAGTGCCAGAGCGCATCGAGCCCCATGACAGGCCAACTTGCATACGGATTGCGACCGCAGCTTGTTGGTACATCGACATCGCTTGATAGCCAGCAACAGAGGCACCAGTTGGTGCGCCCGCCGCATCGCCACCCACGATGATACCGCCGCGTGGCTTAACTTGCTCGGCTGTACCAAGGGCACCACCAGTGTAGTTGGTAGCAGCGCCAGCTTGAGTTGGTGCAGCGCCTGATGCGTTGGCCATTGTCAAGACGGTTTGATCCGATACCTTGAACTCTGGGGCCGACTGAGCGGACACAAAGCTTTCAGCATCAATCGCAAAGACGGTGCCAGCTGGGCAATACGAAGATGTGATTACAGGGACACCCAGAAGAGTACCGCTTGAGATTTCACTCCGGAATGCAAACTGACCAACCGCGTTAGTGATTGTTGCCAAGCCCAGAAGACGGGCGCTGTTCATAACCAGAACAGGACGCGCGCCCAAGTTTGCCGTAGTCATTGCGTTCAACAACACCTTGATGTCGGTGATGATGTCCGCAGATGTGACGCCAGCGCTTGGTGTTGCAGTTACGTTGTTCATCAGACCCGCAGGACGCACACCAGCAACAACTGCTGAGTTGTCCAACAATGCTGCGTCAATCGCTTGCGCGGTGTCTGCAATCATGTTGCGGCGGATGAGTGCTTCAAGATCTGGCGTTGCCAGCGAGAGAGCATCTTCCGACGCAGCCGAGATTACAGCCATGCGATAACGGTTCAACGTGGTGCTTGTCAGAGCCAGCGACTTAACGGGGATAACGCCTAGCTCTCCGACAAAACTGCCAGCAAGATCAGTACCATGCGCCCCAGAAATGTCACGGCGTGGGATGCTCAACGATGTCAAGTTGCCAAAGTTGAGATTTGTCGATGTGGCACGAAGTGCCCCAAAAACAGAAACCCCACGAAGGTCCTCAAGGAACGATTCATAACCCGTGCGAGTCAACGCACCAGCCCAAGCTGGAACGTCAGTCGATGCAGGAGCAACGGCAGCTTTCACAACTGCTTCAACCCGGTCATCGCCAGCGTAAAGCATCTTGGCAGTTTCAAGCGGATGCTGACGATTTACGTGTGCAACAACTTGGCTGACAAGGCCCTTGAACATGACATCATGGTCATCGGACTTGTTTGCGTGTGAGACGATTGCTGGAGCGCCCATCGAAGTTGGTGCTGCTTTTACGGCAAGACCAGCTTCAATTTTACGGAGGCTGTTAATCGATTTGACAACAGCAGCTTCTTCTTCCGACAAGGTGTCGACTTCAGAAACTTGCTCTTCTGTCAGTTCTTCGTTGGCATCTTCAATAAGGCCTTTGAGCTCAACCAGACGATCTTTAATTGATGCAAGACGGTCGGTTTTCTGCTCAATCTTCAATGAAATAGACATTTGTCTATCCTTTCTAATGATTGGTTTAAGCGTGTTATAGTCTCGGCTTTTTCGGTCGCCTTAATACCGCCCTCGACCGCCGTCCAACTAGCGGGCGACTGAACAGCGCCCTTGCTGGATTTATCGAAGATATCTGACTGGAACCCGTATTGTTTGGCCAACAACACAGAGTCAGAATTTGCTGGGGTACTGACTACTGATATTTCAAGTAGGTCAACGTTACCCGTAAATTCACGCCCGCCGTAGCGGTTTTGCTTGCTATCAGCCCTAAAGCCTAAGCTTGCGCCCAAAGGCACATCCGAGTCCAGTAAGGCTCGGATCATCTTGGCAAGGTTGGTGTCAGCAAGCTTTAGCGATGCAACTAAGCGACCGCCAGCGTATGAGAAGTCTGAAAAGAAGCCGCAAGGTTGATCCGTCTTGTGGTTCCACAGCGCGATGACTTTGTCTAGGGTAGCTGCCATTTTCTGCAAAGCTTCTGCCGAGAATGTATCCCCAACACGGTCAGGATGCACAGACGATACGCAAAAGATGGCGTCTTTACCGTTAGCGGCTTTCTGGATACCAACGTTTAGTGTCTTTGTTTCCATCTTCGGCCTCTTTGGGTGGGGCCGGGGGAACCGTTGCCTTACGAATATGCTTTGGTGGACGGTTGCGTGCCATAATTATGCGTATAATGCAATTATAAAAAATGCAAGCCTAAGATTTCTGTTTTGTCAATACCGTCAAGCCACCCAATAGCCTAAATCTTCCGGCATCTCTGCGTCCTCGCCTTCACTCACTTGGTGAAGCGCCATTACAGCCGCGACGAGCGGATCTATGCGTTGTGAGGCTTTGCTCTTGTCTAGCTTCCGACCACCAGCCGGGTCCATCGTCGCAATCGCGTGTGATGCCGCAAGGTTCAGCAGGGGATGCCCGCCGTGTCGGATTTGGGTAGCCAGCAGTTTTGCTTCAAAGCTTTCCAATCTGGGCGACATATCTCTGAAACCTTGGCCAACAGGAACCCAGAACACGCTTGGAAATGCGCCACTGTCTTCACAAGCCTTTTGGAATAGCGATATCCGCCAACGGTCAAAGCAGATCGTGTCAACATTAATCTCGCTATCGTCCATCTCATCACGCAGATATTGGGCAACATAGTCATAATCGACCGTGCTACCCGGAACGGCAATCATATGGTCATCTCGCACCCAATCCATATAGGGCGCGCGATCCCGTGCTGCCCTTTCCTCAATTCCCTTGGCTGGGGCGAATATGTATGGCTTCAAATGCACAACGCCATCGCTGTCTTTTGCGGCCAGCACGGCAGCCGTAAGGTCGGTCCGCATTGACAAGTCAAGGCCCATGCAGACGGGATTGTTACGAAATACATCCATATCAATCGGGCCGTTGCAATTCTTCCACGGCGTCGGCGCAAGCCATATGCTTTCAAGCGCGATTCTCTGATTCAACAAAAGGTTCCGCGAACTTGCCTCCATGCTGGGCAATCGCGCCGCTTGGGTTAGCTGGTCTTCCAGATCCTTCTCGCTGCGAAATATGCCCAGCGCCGGATTAGCCTTCTTCCATTGTGTTTTGTCGAGCAAATCGCAGCCCTCATCCGCGCGATACACATGGCAGACCGTCTTGGGATCGCCAGACCGCTCGGCGTCATCGATCAGCACAGACAGAAAGTCGCTATCAGATGATGCCTGCGTTGATATGAATATCTGCAATGGCTCTTCGTGTGCGCCTTGGGATGTTAGGATTGCCTCAATGAATGGGCTGGACGGACCTTTGACCTGGCCAATTTCGTCCATGATCGCAAGAACGGGACTCAGCCCGTGAGCAGTGGTGCCGTCGGCAGCAAGCGCGCGGTATTCTACATTGCGCGCCAAGCCAATAATCATCTTCTTCGAAGGCACAATGCGCGTGACCTTGCTTAGCTCAGGGCTAAGTTGAATCATCTTTGCTGCCAAGTTGAAAACAAGCGCCGCCTGATCTCGGCTTAATGCGCCACTGACAACTTGGCTATTTTGTTTAGCCTCTGGGCCGCAGATGTGTGCAAGCATGATGCCCGCAATTAAGGCTGTCTTACCGTTCTTCCGAGCGATGCCTAAAATTGCACGGCGCGTTCCATTCTTGTTGTCATAGATTGCCTTGATGAAATTCTTCTGAAACGGGGCCAACTGGATGGGCTTGCCAACGTGGGATCCTTCAGGCGTGACGCAGAACGCATGAATGAACGCAATAACTCTGTCGCCGCGTGTCATTGGGCCAGCAGATCATCCATTGATGCCTTTGTGCCAGCGGCCTTGATATCAGCCTTGGCAGCGCTCCTGTTCTCAGCAATGCCGATGGCTCCAGCCGTCAATGACAAAGAGCGGATGCGCGCCATCTGCTGGCGGGTCAATGTGTCGAGAACTCGGTTCAAAGGATGCTCGATTTGGGTTGAGCCCTTCTCATTGAGAATGACGAAGCCCTCATCATCGCGCTGCTTTGTCAGCCGCCGTATGTCGATTTCTGTTTTAACAACATGGCCCAATATCATTAGGTCTGACGGTAGCCAGTCTTCTAAGATCCTCGCGCGCGTGAAGCCGAGCCAAACCTCATTAAACTCGTCATGATCCTGTGGGAACCCGTTTGGAATGGGTGGCACCCGTCCAGCATTAGCAAAAACTTGCGTGGCGTGAGAAATCGTATTATTGCCGGCTCTCTGTAGCTTGCGTGTCATTGTTTGCCTCTTTTGCTCACTGTTTTCCGAAATAACGTAACCGCAGCAATCTGTCAAACTTACGGAAGAATCCTCGGAGTTTTAACCAAGAG